CATCAGATGTTGCAGGATTGTATTACGATATGGGTGTGTATCAAGCTGGTAAGACTACTGGGATGCTTATTAGATATTTAAATAATTTTTATTATGCAGTAAATCAATCAAGCTATAGAACACCTGCTAACGATCATACAGATGGCTTTTTTGTAAGCAATAGATCTGCGGCTAGTGGTGGAGGTAGTGTACAGGCTTATAGAAATGGTTCTTCATTTCATAGTGGAAGTTTTACAACTGGAGCTACTATGGCAACTCTTAGTATGCAATTAGGCGCTTTTAATGGTGGTGGCTATTATGGTAATAAAGAAACTGCCTTTGCATTTATTTATGATGGTTCTTTAGACGCAACTCAAAATTTAAATTTATACAATGCT